GATACTGGTCAGTTATCATCATTCCCAAATCATAGCGGGGTCGTCATGCACCAACAAGCAGGTGAATTCGTCGCGGTGTTGCTCCATAGCGCAACCGCAACGCATTTGATGCACCTATCTACCAAGTCCTACGCTGAACACGTTGCGCTCGGCGCGTATTACGATGCTATCGTTGACCTTGTAGACAAGTGGGCTGAAAATTTTCAAGGCAAGTACACCGTGATCCCGTTGACCGCCTATCCGGGCGGGTTTGCGGTGCAGAAAGATTGCGTGGGCTATGCCGAAACGCTGCTCAAGTTTGTCAAGGGCGCTCGCAAGCAGCTGCCGGACGACACTGACCTACAGAACATCATCGACGAAATCGTGTCTGAAATTTCGTCATTGCTGTACAAGTGCAAAACCTTCAAATGAACGGCCTGCGACTCGCGCAACTGCTGTCGGATCGGGACGAGGAACTTGACATCCTCGGCCAGCCGCGCAAAAAGCGCCGGGGATTTGGCTACATCGGCGACAGCCCGCAGTACAAAAGCCTTGAGGCGTATTACCGCAGCAAGACGCCGCCGGAAATTTTCAGCCAATACACTCCGTCAGCCCCGCCCCCGCTAAACCTTCAAACGCCAGAGCCAAAGCCGCTTGACGAATTCGCAAGCGTCGAAAGCGAATACACCCCTTATCGCCCTGACAAGCCCATAGGCCCGCCAACTGGCGCACCTACGGCACCCCCGCTTGACCCACGAGACTACCGGCAGGCGGTCATCAAGGACGAACCGCCTCGGGCTTTGTTCAGCGGGATGCTGCCGTCGCAATTTCCAGAGGCGTACCAAATCGGCTACACGCAGCCTATGCCTCCCCCTAACCCGCCCGCTGCGGTCGCCCCCGCGGCCCCAGAGACGCCTGTGGCGGTTAATCCCGACGCAGAACGCCTTGCAGCGGCGCTACAGGCCCAGCAAGAGCAGCAGGCGCAGATGATGGCGGCGCAGGCTGAGATGGCGCGACAGGCCGAGATACAGCGGCAGATGGAGCTTGCCCGGATCGAGGAAGAACGCCGACGCGCAGCGGCAGAGTCAGCAGGAGTGGACGATGGCGGCGGACGCTAATCGACTTGCGGCGGCCCTTGACTATTTAGAGCGCATAAAGCGTCAGGCTGTGGACTTTGGCGGCGGTGTAGCAAGTAGCCTCGCAGACCGCGCACGGGATGTCGGTGGACTTGCCTACGAAGCCTTTACGAGCGACCCCAACATCGGGCGCATGACGACGGCAGAGTTTGCCGATGCAGCCGCTGCACGCGCCCCTACGCCGCGTCTGGACGCCGCAGGGCAGGGGGCGGTGGAGTTGGGGCGGGCAGTCCTTACGCAGCCTGTGCAGACGGGCAAAGCGCTTGTGCAAGGCGAGGTAGATCGTGCGCGTCAGGCGATGACCAGCCCCCGCGCTGCCGGTGAATACGCGGGGTCGATGGTTGACCCGCTGCGCCTTGCGTCTGCGCTGCGCCGTGGGCCGATGTTGGAACTGGACGTTTACCACGGCAGCCCGCACCGCTTTGAGGAATTTGACGCCAGCAAGATCGGCACGGGTGAGGGCGCACAGGCGTATGGGCATGGCATTTACCTTGCAGAAAACCCCGAGATTGCCCGCGATTACCAAGTACGCCTTTCGTATGACCCCGAAAAGATGAAGATTGGCGGCAAGCAGATCAATGCCGTTTACAACCAGTTGCAGGATGCGGCTGCCCGTATGCCGCCTGCCCGCGCTGCTGTCGAGTACGAAAAGTTAGACCTAATTGAACGGTTGATGATGAACAACCCGGTGGACGAGGTTGAAAAAGCCGCCGCCGAGTTATCGCCCGCTACGCAAAAATGGTTTGCGACACAGGTCAAACCTAGTTTTGAGACCTATGGCTCGTTCTACAAAGCCGACCTACCCGACGAAATGGTAGATCGGATGCTGGATTGGGATAAGCCGTTGAGTGAGCAGCCGGAGGCAGTGCGGAATGCGTTAAAACGCAGAATCACGGATGTTCGCCCAACTGACGGTTTTGATATGGGCGGTAATGCAAAACTGCGAGACAACAGAAAAGGTCAAATTGATAAAACATCGGTAAGTCCGTGGTTGCTAGAAACGGTCAGCGGAAATGGCATGGCGCGGTTTGGGCTGACTCAAAAAGATGTTGACAGAATGTTTGGCTCAAAAGATGTTTCAGAAATCACTGGCAATCAAATTTTGTCACGATTGACAGAGCAAACAGGAAGCCAAGCAAAAGCGTCAGAATACTTGCGCCAATTAGGCATCCCCGGCATTCGATACCTAGACGCAGGCAGCCGAGGCCAAGGCGGCAGCGGCACTCGCAACTTCGTCGTGTTCCCCGGCGAAGAAAAGAAAGTCAGCATATTAGAGCGTGACGGCAAAAAACTTGCTAATGCGTTGAAAGCCACGGCAGCACAAAAGCAGGACGTTGAAGTAAACCTATACCCTGTTCGTAATCAGCCCAACGTGCTGTACCTCTCCAAGATTGAGGTGCCGCAAGGCCAACGTGGGCAGGGCATTGGCTCAAGCGTCATGCAGGACATCATCAATCAAGCCGACGCAGACGGTAAAACGATTACGCTGACGCCCTCTACCGCTTACGGCGCAACGTCAACCAAACGGCTTAAAGATTTTTACAAGCGATTTGGGTTTGTAGAGAACAGCGGGCGCAACAAAAACTACGCGCTTAACGAAACCATGTACCGACTTCCAAAGAAGCCGAAAGAATGAACGCAGGTGCTTTTAAAAAGGGTCAGAAAGGCGGGCCGGGTAGGCCCAAGGGATTGCCCAATAAGTCCACTCAAGCCGCCAGAGAAGCCATTGCAGCGTTTGTGGACGGCAACGCAGACCGTCTCCAAGGGTGGCTAGACGAGATCGCTGCGGAGAAGGGAGCGCAGGCCGCGTTTGACGCCTTCAGCACCCTGCTGGAATACCACGTTCCCAAACTAGCCCGCCAAGAGATTACAGGCAAGGACAACGGCCCGGTCAAGGTACAGATCGGATGGATGGCTCCCGAATAATCCTGCCCTACCGCCCACGCAAGGCGTTCATGCCGTTCCATGAGCGCACAAAGCGATGGGCCTGCCTTGTGGCGCATCGGCGTGCAGGCAAAACTGTCGCAGCCGTCAATGACATGATCCGGGCTGCGATCATGTACCAAGGCCCATATGGGCTATTCGGTTACGTGAGTCCGTACAGGTCGCAGGCCAAAGCAATTGCATGGCAATACTTTAAGGAATTTGCACAGCCCATCATTCAGTCGGTCAACGAGCAAGAACTAGCCATCACGCTTATCAACGGCAGCCAAATACGGCTGTTCGGCGCTGACAACGCTGATTCAATGCGTGGACTAGGGTTCAGCGGTGTCTACCTCGACGAATACGGCGACTTTCGGCCAAGCGTGTTCGGCAACGTAATTCGCCCCGCCCTCAGTGATAAACAAGGATGGTGCGTCATGGGGGGTACTCCAAAAGGGCGCAACCAGTTCTGGGATATATACGACACCGCACAACGGCTGCCGGACGAATGGTTCCTGCTGCGCTTGCCTGCCTCAACAAGCGGGCTACTGCCACAAGGCGAATTAGCCGCAGCACGGGCGCAGTTGGCTGAGGATCAGTACCTACAGGAATACGAGTGCAGTTTCGAGGCGGCTATCCTCGGCGCGTTTTTCGGCAAGGAGATGCGCCAAGCCGACGACCAAGGCCGTATCACTCAGGTGCCATACGACCCCAACCTGCCGACCTATACCGCATGGGACTTGGGTTACCGAGACGACACGGCAATATGGTTTTATCAGATGGCGCGTGGTGAAATCCGCGTGATCGACTTCTACGCCGTCAGCGGAGCAGACATCCATGACATCGCCGCAGTGGTTCTACAGAAGGGCTATGACTACAAGCGCCACTACCTACCCCATGACGCCCGAGCAAAGAGCCTACAGACCGGCAAAAGCATCGTGGAGCAACTTGCAGCCTATTTGGACGTCGGTAAACTTGCGGTGGTGCCGGACATCGGCGTGCAGTCGGGCATCCAAGCCGTCCGCCTGACCCTGCCTCACGTCTGGTTTGACAAGGAGCGGTGCAGGGACGGCATAGAGGCGCTGCGGCAGTACCAGCGGGAGTACGACGAGGACAAGAAAGCGTTTCGGCAGACCCCAAGACATGATTGGACGTCACACCCTAGTGACGCATTCCGAATGCTTGCGGTATCATGGGCAGCAGAATCTGACAAGCCCCGGTCGACTGACCCCAAACCGCTTATGGTTGG